TTTATATCGTTGTAAATCTCAAATTTAGAGCCAGTTCCAAATATTGCTTTATCATTATCTAAAAATTTAATGTCGTTTGAGTTTGTATCTAAATCACCGCCAAGTTGAGGGGTTGTGTCGTCTTTAACTTCATTTAATTTATTATTAAATGTATTCCAATCTACGCTAGATAAATAACCGTCTTGAGCTGCCCCTGACTGTAATATTGTTAGTGTCCTTGTAGCAGTAATATCACCGCCACCTTGTAATGGCGTAGTAGTATTTATATTTACACTGCTATGGTTTATATGTTTATTTGCTACAAAGTTTAATAATGCGTTATGGTCTATTCCTGCAGGGTTTATGCTTATCGTATCACCTGCCCTTGTCAATCCTGTACTAAAAGTTAGTGATTTTTCAAATCCGGTATGTTTTGCACTTGCATAATCTAAATTTATCAATGCGGAATGGTCTAGTGTTCCACCACCACCGCTTGAGCCGCCACCTGTACCCGTACCCTCAGAGCCGTGTAAAACATTAGTGTTTTCATAATCAGATTTACTAAAAGATGTTGCGGGTGTTGACGGTACTCCTGTAACGCTTCCCATTTCGGGGTGCGTATGTAAATTATATTCTGTTACTAATTTATTTAATTTAGTAGTAATATCAATTACTTTTACAAGGCCTTCGTATTCGTTTCCATTGATAAGAGATACCCCGTCATTTCTAAATAAAACAGAGGCGTTGCTCAATGGGTTTCCTGTTTTAACTTCGCCTTTTTGTAAGTTTTTAAATCTATTTTTTACTGAATATGGAATTGCCGCTGTGTTCTCTTCCTGCCCCATAACATTAAGCATAACAGCTTCTTCGTTTTCAGTTGGATTTGCAGCTAAACCATAAGGTAAAATAAGATGAGTATTTTTAACCTTATCCTTAAAATATTTAACCTGTGCTATTTGATATTTGGCATTGTCAATACTAGCAAGAGATATCTTAGCCCTTTTAACTCCATTTTTAAGGGAAGATTTAATTTGCTTGACTTCTTGTTTTAATACCTGTTCTAATGCCATATTAAAATAAATTATCCTTTTGTTTACTTTGCTCTATATTTAGTTTCTCTAAATTGCTTGCTATTGTATATGCGTTTTTATCCACTAACTCTAAATTGGTTATTAAGCCATCATTTGTTTGTGAAAATTCAACGCTTTTAATAAGTAAATCTGTATATATTCCTAATGGCTCAATTCGGGTATTTACTAATTTATTTACTTGCCATAAAACCTTATTTTCAGTATCAGCATAAAAATCTTTAACACTGCAAGCGGTTGTATTCGCCCTTGCTCTTCTGTAGTTACTTTCCCATATTGCCCTATTTTCACAATCTCTAGTATTTGAGCTGTTTTCAGGAATGATGTTTAATTCTCTTCCTGTTCTGATATCCCTATCCGTTGCCGTTGCTGTTTTAGTTGCGGGGTCATCAAAACCATCAAAACCTGAACTTATATTGTCTTGCGAAAAAATATTGTATTTATTAAATCTAGCAACGCTATCAACATTATTACTAGCTGATAAAACATTGTTTTGGTTATCCCCGATAATAAGCCGTAACTCACCGCCTATGTCATCTTTACTAGACCTTGATATAGTTATATTTCCGTCCCCATTTGTTGACAATAAAATCTGTCTTTTTTTAGCTAATTTATTTATAAAATCAAATGCTGTTTCGTCAACGCTTCCGCTTACTAATTCAGATGTTTTAAAATCGTCCAAATTTGATACATTATTTATAACTTCAATTCCTGTTATACCTAAATTACTTAAAACTCTTTCAATTACTTTTTTTAAACTTATTGTGTTTTTAAATTCAACATTTCCTACTAAAGAGCTATCTATTAAATCTTCTGTTATATCCCTTCCGTTTATTGATAAATCATATCCGCCGTCGCTTATGTTAACAGATACAGTATCCATATACCCATTTAATACAGGCACGCTGTCTACATATATTTTCATTTGACTACTAGGTTTTATTGGAAAATCATTAAAATCTGTTATATTAGAATTTTCATTTGTAGCAGACAATGAAAAAGTACCGCAAAACTCAGTCATATCTCTGCGTACTGTTATATTTAAAAGGTTTTCGTATAAAATGCCGTCTACTTCTATATATATATTATTCATTAAAAATCACTCTGTATCGTAACATTACCGGATATAATTCCGTAATCTTTCAAAGAATTTAAACTTGATATTTCGTTATCCCTTTCCGTATTTCCATAATACCGATAGCTTAGTAATGACGGTGAGGTTTCCACAGTATCAATACTAATTAACTCAGGTAAATTTAAAGTGTCTATATACTTTTCTACTTCTGCTCTTAAATCTAATATATTTTCTCTCACATCTATATCTAAATCCTGTTCCTGTAAATATTCCCACTGATTATTTAATAGCTCATTATATCGGTTAAACTCATCTTCATTGCTTAAATCTATTTCTTTTAATGTTGCATAGGCATAAGCTATAGAATTAGAATTAACCGCATTGTTTATTGTGTCATTATTGTTTTTACGCTCTATTTGAGCATTAGTATTTGTTTGTATTTCGTTGTCATCTTCCCCAAAATTAAATAATTTAGTAAACATTAAAAATCTTTCTATAGGGTCAGAAGCTATAAGTCGTAAACTGTCAAATAAGTTTTTCATTTGACTTGCATATAGAATTGGTTGTGTAATTATTGTGTTTATTTTAGCGTCAAAGTCTTGTATTGTAGCGACAAATTCATTAAATATTTCTGTTCGTTGTCTTACCTTATCAGATATTTCTATAAATTTATTACTTATTTTTTGTGCCTTTTCTTTTGCTTTCTCAAAGTTAGTAAATATATTGCTTGTTAAACTGTATTTTTCTTCTATGTTTTCGCTTACTTTTTCTACTGTATCTACAGCTATATTTTCTATTTTAGGTATATTGTTTTGAGTTGCCGCTGGCTTTATTGGTTCTGATACTTCTTTAAAATTTACACTAAAATCAGCCCTGTTTATGTGTGATATATTTTCATCTAAAGTGTAGCCGTCTACTGCACAATTTATTTGCCCTAAAAATGGATGTACCAATATACCCGCTCCAATACTTTCTAAAGCAGTTATTAGTCTATCTCTATTTTGCTTATAATCGGAACTATTATCACCTGCAATATGAATAGTTAAAGAAAAACTTTTTAGATTTTTACCCAAATCAGATACACCTCTTTTATCTGTATTTGGATATTCATAAAATATGTTTTTTCTGCCGGCAGATGTAGAACTCCCAACAAACAAAAACGGCACACCTCTAAATGACCCTTGTTGTAAATCTTTTATATCAAAGAATGCCATTAGTATGCACCCTCCATATTCATACCTACATTCATATTCATATTTCCTGAAGATACAGTTTGCAAAATGCTACCTTTAGGCAATCCGTTAATATTCAAATTCCCCTCAAAAGTAGACTTTTCACCTTTAGCTTTTTTGGCTAAAACCTTATCCATACTTCCAGTTGGAGTTTTTAAATCAGGAGCATTATCACCAAAAAATGGAATTTTAGATATTAAAGATATCATAGGTCTAAATTTACTTACAAAAGCACTTATCTTACTTCCTATAATAGAAAACAAGTCTTTTATTTTACTCCAGTTTTTATATATTAATTCTCCTGCTATTATAAATGGAGCAAGAGGAGTAAATTTACCAAACTTTATAAAAAAATTCCAAACTTTTAATAAAACTATTTTAACCTTATCCCAATATTTAATCATTAGAATAATACCTACCACTAAAGCTGCTATGCCAGTTATTATAAGCCCTATTGGATTTGTAAACATAAGGGTAAATAACGGTATTAGTGCCTTTGTCATAAGAAAACCTACTACACTAGTTAATACCCCTATTCCTTGAGATAAAAAACCTATAGCCATAATTAACGGAGCTACTACTGCGGCTATTCCTAAAAATAAAAGTAAATTCTTTTTAAATGCAGGGCTTTTATTTTCAAACGCTTTAGCAAGTTGATTAAATTTCTCTGTCAATTTCAAAACATAAGGAATTAAATATTTTCCTAATGATACTTGTATATCATCAAATCTAGCTTTAGATATTCTTAGTTGGTTTGCTGTTTGACCTTGTGTTCTATTAAAATCACCTATAGCATTCTTACTTTGTTTTACCATAAGGGAGTATGTTGCGTATGCTTTTGCTATTCGTTTGTTTTCAAATCTCAATCCCTTTGTTCGCTCTAAAGACATTTGTTTTTTTACATCTTCTTCCAGTATAGCTATACCTAGTAATTTAACGCTTTCCCTTTCTCCTAATAATGCTTTTGTAAGAGCAGCAGAAGCTCTATCAGCACCACCCTCTATATTTGTAAATGATGCCAAGTCTACTGCTAGCTTATTAACTTTTGTAGATAAATCTAAAGCAGCTGCTCCCTGAAATCCAAAACCTGAAAGCAAATCACCTGTATCACTTAATAACTTTTTAGCAGCAACAGAACTTAGTCCATACCCATATTGCAATTCTTTAGCAACCGCCTCTGACTTTTTCCCAACATCTTTAAATACAACTGCAAATTTAGAAAATGTTTCTTCAGCATCTATTGCCTTTTTAGCCATCATAGTAAACCCAACTATTATTGGGGCAGAAACAAACAAAGACATATTCCTACCTACTCTTACCATAGATTTACCTAATGTTTTCATACGATAAGATGCAACAGATATCCTATTAGATATACTTTTGGTATGAGCATCTATTCTTTTAGCTACTTTTGAAAATCTATCTCTAAGTATAAACTCGTAATATACACTAAAGTTGCTAGGCATTATCTTTTTGTCCTTTTATTTATTTCCCTTTCTGTTTCTTCTGAATATTCATTAAAATAATCTATATATCTAAATATTTTTGGTATTGTCATATTGTTTAAATCATTTAATGTTATTCCGCCTCTACTTTCCATAATAATTTTGAACTTAACTTTTTCAAACTTATTATATTCCGATAAATCACTGCCCTCGTTATTTATTAGAGGGCTAAGTTTAAAAAATTTCCTAAATATACCCCCATTATGTTTTTTAAATCTGCATAAGACATTTTTTCAGATAATATTTCAGTAAATTTCTCTTTGTCGTCTATCATTGCATCTTTAAAAAGTATGTTAAGGAAATGTTCCTGACACATTTCTAAATTTTGACTAGAAGAAATCAAAGTAAGTATTATTTTACCCTCTTCTATTGGGTCTGATTGCATTTCTTTTATTGATTTTCTAGCTTCTTCTATATCTTTTTTGCTATAGCTTGAATTGCTTTTTTCCATTGCTTGTTTAGCCATTGAATAATATTCACGCTCAATAAAACCTAAATGCTTTCTAACTTTTACTGACGGAGCTTTTACTGTTATGTATTTAGCGTCAATCAATCCACTACCACCCGATGTATACTTAATGGGTTTTATTAACTCGTATTTTATTTCTTCTTTGAACTTATCCATATTGTTTCACCTCTGATTAGCGGGGGTGGCAGAGGCCACCACCCCCATATTTTTATTTATTCATTTATCGGGTCTGCTTCTGCCTCTACCGATACTGTCGCATCATTTCCTGTGTTAAATTCAGGGTCATTTGTTATTGTAAAATTAGTAAAAACAAATGCCTTGCCGTCTTCTGAAGCCACAAGAGTATTATTTGCAACATTTAATTTAGCAGCGTCAATAATGTCAAAATTATCCGAAGTAGGGAATAACTCAAAAGATGCCTTTGATTTAAATGTTTCTGCATTTTTACTAATGACCGCTACCGTTCCATTTCCACCCGTAGAAGCTCTACGATGTGTAGTTTCACCTCTACCCCCAGTAAACATAAAAGAATTAGGCACAACACCTAATACTCTGTTGTTTAAGACTACTTGAGGTACTGATAAAGAGTTTATATTTCTTCTTGCCATTTTAAAGTCTCCTCTTAACTAACATTAAATGCAAGTTTTGATGTAATTGCTATTACTCCAACTTGCGTAACTATAGGAATTATCTGTTCTATAGTAACTTTTCTTAAAGATAAATCTATGCTTATAGAAAGATTATCATTGTAAAAATCTTTAAAAGTAGAACCCTTAGGAGTTATTCCTAAATCTGATAACTCTTTATAATACTGAAGCATAGAACCTCTAAATTTATCTTCATTAGCCATTGATAAACCGTCTACCAAATCACCCTGAGTAAGTCTGCTTTGAGCATAGTCAACTTTTAAATTATTAAACTGATATTCAGTTGCTACATCATAAGTATCTCTAAAGTTTAAAAATTTAAAGCTAGTATCAGGATTTCCTAATGTGTCAGTAGCATAGGCCGTTACTAATTCACCAATTAAAATTCCGTTATCAGCTCTGTTGTTACCTATAACAGATATCTTAGCGTCCCTAAGTTCGTCTATTTCACTACCTGTGAAACCTTTGGAAGCTATGATAGGTGATATGTTAGATAATGGAGTATTGAAATATGGTAATGAGGCATATTGTATACCGCCTGTTCTATCCAATAATCCCACATTGCCGGAAACTATATTAGATAAATTAGCATCTTCCGTAAAACCTAAGGAGCGAACAGCTGCAAGTGTAGCAGCTATAACATAGTTTAACTCCCCAGTTTCAGAACCTTTTAAATTTGCTCCAGTTCCTAACTTATTCCCGCAAGTTATAAGATTTTGAGTATTAACACTTGTTAGCAAAGTTTTTAAATTTGCTAAAGTATCTGTTTTTCCATAAAACATAACTCCATTTAAAACTTTATTATCAATATCCCAACGGGCATCCAATAATGTTAATGTTTCACTCTGTGCGTAATCAGGAGC